GTAGATGTTGCGGATGCACCAATAATGCTAGTAACAATTTGAGTACCGTTATATGGAGAGCCGAGCCCAGAGATGGTTACCGAATCGCCTTCAACTAAACCGTGAGCTGCTGTGGTTCCAATAGTAACTAGAGAATCTGTTATCCCCCTATTGTTAATAGTTTTAGTAACCGCACCACGTAAACTCCCGATGATCGTGATGAATTCTTCATTTGTATTGTTGGAGATTACTGCTGGCCCAACAATGGGACCCGTAACTGTTATATATGTACTAACAGGGAAGTTTCCATTGTTTGTGATAGTCCCTAAACCTGTACGAGAAGGGGATGTAGATTTACAAAGAATTTGTGAAGTAAAATATCCGTCAGGGTCTGAAGCGTTCCACTCATACTTAAGCGGGTCGGCAGCACGAAGTCCAATAGAAAATTCAATACGACCACGGGCAGATACAGATTCAAACTCAGGTTCACCACTGAGACGCACCCAAGAGGCTTTTATTGGACTCTCGTTAGTCTTAAGCCAACCGCCAGAGTAGACAAGATTAGTTGCTGTAATAAGACGATTTCTAGCAGCAGGAGCAAGGGAAGGGTCTGGACAAAGAATTACACCAACAAGGGTTATGTCTCGTGCATTCCAACGACCTTTAACATCATAAGAACCATCACCCCAACCACGCTTGATATCTATCATGTCAGGTGAGGGGGGTTGCCACCAACCAGCAATATCCGTGATAACCCAAACAACTCCATACTCGTCAATTTTATTAAAGACAAAACCGTTGAGGGAGATATCCTCCTGCAACTTCATTCCCGTAAGATGCGGGAGCGGAAGTGGAGTTAAGGATGAATCTACTTGATTATTTTTATAGCCCTGTGTGTACGTCATTATGCGGCTCCTCTACGAAGTTGGAATGCAATCTGACGAGAGACAATTGCTGCCAGTTCACGCTCGTCCATGCCAGCAGAAGGGTTAATTACCATATTGACTGTTGTTCCTTTACCACCAGAAAGTTCGGCAATGATTGCGCGGTCACGAACTGACAGCCCCTGAGCATCAAGTGGCTCTACGCGCTCAGATTTTCCAGCCTCGGCTAACTGAGCAAAAGTTCCATTAGAAGATGGACGAACTACACCACCTTTTGCAAGTTTTACTGGCTGAATTTCTTGAAGATTAAATCCAATTGCAGGAGTCTTTAGAGGACCGATACCAATTGAAGGAATTCTAACTCTGTTAATTGCACGAATAATAAAGTTAATTCCAGAAATAATTGTATTAATTACAGCAGATAGGCCGTTCTTTAAACCATCCCATATTCCAGCTGCAGCGTTAGCAATTCTAGTTCTGATATTAGTAATATAACTAAGTATTCTTTCGAAGACAGTTTTTGCAGCATTCCAAGCAGTTTCAAGACCACTTCTTAATACATTCCATACAGTACTTAGATTATTTCTTACTCTTGTTATGTAGGCTTCCACACCTCTTCTGATGAGGTCCCAAACTACTTGAATACCATTCCAGACTGCTTCAAGACCAGTTCTTAGGACATCCCAGACAAAACCTAAAATACCCGTGATGATACCTATTTGTATCCGTACACCTGCAACAATTAGGTTCCAGATACCTTGGATAATATTCCAAACAAATTCAAGACCAGCTCCTAGTCCATTCCAAATTGGACTAAGTATTGCTATAATAAGGCCTACAGCTGGCTCAATAATTGCATAGATTGATTTAAAGGTATTTCTAAATAAAGAAACTAATCCTCCAAATGCTTCTCCAAATGCTTCGCCTGCTCCCTGAAAATCTCCAGTAAAAATTCTAAAAAGTCCTTTTAAAACATTAAAGACAACAACAAATGCATCTTTTACTGCAGCAAAAATATAAATAAGACCTGTAATTGCTCCACCAAGATTGTCAATCATAAATCCTACTAATGTTTTTAGTGGAGGCATTACATATGTTGCTATAAAATCACCAACATTTTTTAAGAATTCTTTAAAGCTTTTCATACCACTGCCAGAACCGCCGCCAAAAGCATCATCAAATGCCTTTTTTATTTTTTCAAAGTTTGCTAAAAGTTTTTCTTTAATAAATGCGCCAAGTTCTGCAATAGACTTCCTAAACTTCTCACTCTGAGTATAGGCACCAACTAAAATAGCAATTACAACAGCAATAGCAGCAGCAATTGCAACAAATGGCCCTACAGCAAGACCGACTTTAGCAGCCATATCAGCAATTACTGTCATCATTGCTCTATACAATGCAGGGCCTGATGTAAGAAATTTAAACATTCTAGAAAATCCACCAACAATTACCTTAAATGCAAAGCCACCAATCTTTGCAAGAAAACCGAAGGCTGCTAAAAAAGGAAGAATCTTTGCAGATGTTTTTAAGATATTTTGGCCTAAATCAGTTGCAAGGAATTTATTAAGTTGTTCTAAAGCAGTAGTTAGTACGCCAAAAAATATCTCAATTGAGCCGCTATCTGTGACAAGTTTTACAAATTTAGCAAACTCAATTCCTAGCTCGCTTATGGCAACCATAGCCCCGCCAAGGTCAATTGTGTTGAGAATATCTACTGCTTTACCTATGTTATCGTAGAAAATGCCTAAAGCAGGGTCATCTGCAAACCTAATAAACCCGCCAAAAATCTTACCTAAAAGTTCAAGAAGTTTTACTCCATTCTCTGCAGCTTTTGCAAAAAACTCCTTAATCGGCTTTCCATCAATACTTGTAAGATTCTTAAAACTCTCTGTTATTTTTTTAAAGTACTCTAAAAATATCTGTCCGCCGCTACCTGGACCTGTGTTGGCGTCAAAAAGTTTACCTAGTCCGCCAAAAACATTGCTAAATATCTTACCTAAGTCTGAGAAAATGCCTTTGGCTACTGCAAATCTATCTGAAAGTTTTTTTACTCCTTCTGTAGTGTTAAGAGTCATCTTCCAAGCATTTGTTAGCGAGACAAGCCAGTCACCAAATGCATCAATAAGAGGTTTTGCAGTATCAAGAATAATGAGGAAGACTTCATAAAGATTGGCTCCAGCCTCGCCAAATTTACGTAAAAGTTCATCATTTGTCTTCCAGACACTTTGTAATCTTGCTAGATTCTCTGCCGAAGTGATTGTTTTAGAGAAATTTATTGCTACATCTCCTAAGGCACTACCAGTTCCTTGGAGAAGGTCCTTAAATATTTTTATATTGTCAGTTGAAAAAAGATTCTTTAGTGCTACTGTTAGTTTAGGGAAAAGGTCCTTGCCAGCAGCAGCTTTAAGCTCTTTAAAAACCTCTTTAAGAGATACAATGTATTTAACAAAATCTTGAGCCTCAGGGGAAAGTTCTTTTAAAGCATCTTTATAAGCATCAACGGCATCTTTGTTTTCTTTTATATCCTTGACTGCCTCGGCAGCATCATCTCTATTCTCAGTTGCGCTTTGAATGGCTCTTGCGTTTTCAAGTTTAGTTTCTGTTAGGTTCTCTGTAGCATCATTTACTGCTTTTATTGCTGAAACTACATTCTCTTGACCATCAACTTGTTGTTTAAAAGTTCCCATCGCAGCATTTTTTGCTTCTGTCTTTTTAAGGTCATTATTTTTATCAATTGCGCGGCGATAGTTTAAATCAGCCTCTGCAAAAGCAAGTTCTGCTTCTTTTCTAGCGCGAGAGTTGGGAGGAAGGTCTGATACACGAGCAAGAGTTTCACGTGCTTTTTCTAGCTGAATTGCTGCTTTTTGCTCCGCAATTGCAGCATCTTCTGAGTCAAAACCTAGTTGTTGTAAGTCTTCAATAGCCTGTTCACGAGCCTTATGTAATTCGTTTTCCGCATCAACAAGGGCACGTTTTGCTCTTATCTCTGCTTTTGCTGCATCTTCATATGCTTTAGCTAAAGCCCTCTGAGCACGTTCTAATGCTTTATTTGCTTTTTCAAGTTGCTTTGCGTTGCCAGCGCCTGCTTTTGCTGCTTTATTTCCAGCAGAGATTGCTTTTCCAACTCCAGCAAATGCTAGTTTTACAGTTACAGCGGCTTGGGCCAGAGACATCATAGATGAACCGAGAACTGCCATGGCAGGTAAGGTAATAGCGCCAATTATGGAGCCCAAAGAAATTAATCCCGTACCTAAAACACCAATTGTTCCAGCTAGAGCCTGTAGGATCGGGGCAAGAGTGTATCCTTTTCTAGTAAGGCTACTAAACTTTTTACTTGCTTCTTCGCTTTCTTTGAGGAAGTTTTTGAACATTCCTCCACCGCCACCACCACGTTTAAATCCGTTATTGAAAGCACGACCAGTTCTATCACCAGCAGCTCCGCCTTCTTTATCAACATCTTTAAGTTTGTCTCTAATATCTTTATCAATACCAGTAGTGATGGCATGTATCATCACATAAGCATCACCTATAATTGCCACAAGCCATCACCTCCTAGTATTTAGCCCAGCGGGGCGTCTAATGTCTTTCCAAACGGTAGTGCTGCATCAGGATTAAAATCTGTAGAAGGTACAAATGGCTTTGTCGCTGCCTTAGCAGGATCAAAAGGAACTACATCGCTGTAGTCGTATCCACCTTCTTCAGGTTCTAAATCCGAGTAATCTGTATTGCTTGAAGAAGAGTGCTTATACTCTTTTTCATAGAACTCTCGATATATAATCTTTCTTATCTTGTTCTTTGCGTCAACTTGTTCTCCACTAGTGGCGTTTGTATAGTCTTCTTCAAAGATGACATGTATTACATCCAGCATTTCTGCCGAGTCCATCTCTCCAAGACGTAGGCCGCTCATCAGTGCTTTCCCGTTGACATAAGGCCAATGGTCTACTGCCCACTCAAGGAGTCCGTTGGCCCCGCTGTGGGACGGCCTGAGTACTGTTCTACCAGCCATGATGTAATTTCACCTAGAGATTCAACAGTAACAATCTTGTCTGACTCTAAGAGAGCATTGAAGCGCTCATAGCTTTCAGGCATAAGAGCCTTGCCAAAAAACCCTGTAACTAAGCTAGCGGCATCTGAAGAATTTTCAGATGATGCTGCAGCAACCATATCTAGAAGTACTTTTCCTTGAAGTGATGTTTTGCAGTGGAACTCTTCATCGTACAATTTGAACGATAATGGTTCTGTAACAATATCGGTACTACCGAAGTCTTTGAATCTACTTGTCATGTTTCCTTTTCCTCGTTTCTCTTATGTCTTTTTACTATTTACATAGTAATATTATTATTTTACATTACTTTTCTTAGGTTGTCTGAGAGATATCTATTGGCTTTTGTCCCTGGGTGCATGACCGAGTGGGCATAAACAATAGAAGAACCTTTAACAAATCTAAGAACTTTTGCATTATTAGCAACAATTAAGTGAGGTTTTGTACCCTCATGGTGCATCAATGCGTAGTTAAGTCTAGAGCCAACCATCACATATTGCCCACGCGGGTCACGCATGTGTCGCATGTGAATAGATGCCCTAAGTGCCCCTGTTCGGACTCCTACCTGAGCCTTTGCCAGAACTTCTAGTTTTCTACCCTTACTTGCAAGGTGTTTTCCAACCATGCCATTAGGATTATTAAATACAAAATCATATGCTGGCTTTCTAATTACAAATCTAGCCATTATGGAATTGCTGCCGTAAGTGTCAAGGTCACTGTTTGATATCCGCCCTCAGGAGCGTTGACTTCAACAGTTGCAATAACTCCAAGACCAAAACCAGAAGCCTCCCAAGTATCTAACTGAGCAGCGCTGTCAAGAAGAATCCAAGCATCGTAGGCAGAAACTTCTGCATATGATTCAATGGTCTCGGCTGCTGGTGCTTTACCGCTAGGTCCAACTGTTGGTACTTGTCTAGAAACAGCAACAGTTATAGTTGCACTGCGTGGGTCTGAGCATCGACGTGGAGATGTTGCTTCATCTCCTGGAGCACCTACATACATTTGGATAAGAGAGACTACAACTTGTTCGCAGTCTACTGCAGGCGCACCTAGTGTCCAGTATTTTCTAAAAGGAAGTGGCATGTTGTATGAGGCATAAGATGTAACAACTTGGTCAAGAACTGCCTGCATAAAAACGGCAAGGTTTTTAGCGTTACTGCTAACTGTTGCTTTATTTATATTAATCATGTCACTCCTATGCGTCGTTTTATATTTATGGTGTGTAGATTGGTTCTACTCTTGTAGCAAGACTAATAGAGATGTTAGCAGAGAGAATAGTTACTACCTCTTCTACTGCTGAGTTTGTTGGGCTAGGTCTTGTACAATAAATTTCATAAGTTCCAGGGTCTCTAATGCCAAGAACGTCGTATACATCTTGATACGGAGCATACAAAGAGATAAGTTCAGCTCCTACATCTAAAGTCACTGCATTTGCAATAACTGCTGTCTTAGCCTCTGTATAGTCAGATACGGACATAAAAATAGTCCAAGTGTCTTGTGTAAGTAGGAAGTCTCCACCAATTTCATCAAAGTAGAGGGTAAGACTTCCACCTGTAGGAAATACTTGAAGGTCAGATGCAGTCGGTGTTAGAAGTAGAGAGTGAGGTGTGATTCTTCTGGCTTTAGGTACATCTGGAGAAAATACTCGAGCACGTGCACGAGCACGGTCAGGGTTAGATGTTTTTAAGAATAAGTCAATTGCGTAGATACCAGTGCGAAGTTCATCAATAAAATCTTGGCTGTCAAGTAGAGTGTAAGAAACACCTTGACGAGAAACAGATGTTACACGCTGTGGCAGAGCGCAGGTGTCATCACCTTCATACAGCTTAACTAGTTCTATTGCAAGAATACGAGCAGCAGCCTTGCCAGCAGTTGGGGGTGGGGTTCCGTAGGTATATGTAACTTCTACGTTTGAAGAAGACCAGTTGGCTCCTGGAGTTGCAATAATTGTTGAATGCTCTGAAAGATAGTATTTACTCGGGCTAATAATTTTGCCGAATTGGTCACGCATATTATGAATCTTAATTACTTTACGACCACGAAGGCGTAAGCGGGAGGTAGAAGATGTTCCATCTCCCATAAAATCATGTTCGCCAAAGCGACCAAAACCATCTGAGCGGACATTCTCGACATGTCCATCTACTAATACAGGTTGGTAATTCTTTGCCGATGCGCCCATACGAAGGTATGGGTCATAAGAAGAAATATATTTTTCTGTTACAGTCGTTGTTCCAGAGTATTTACGACCAGACATTCCCCACAGTAAATAGGAAGCAGTCTTACAAGCATCATAGGCGTATGTAGAGTCCCCGTATGAACCGAGTTCTTCTGCGGTTACCCATAAATT